GGTGTAGCATTTACACCAGCAGATAGTTCTATAACTAAAGATAAAACTAATTTTGTTTCTACTTCTAGTGCAGCTGGTTTAGAAATAAAAGGAGATAATACAACTGATGGTACGCTACAGTTAAACTGTAGAGTAAATTCACATGGTATAAAATTAAAGTCACCTCCTCATAGTGCAGGACAAAGTTATACTTTAACTTTTCCTAGTACTTCTCCAGCTACAGATAAAATAATGCAGACAGATAGCTCTGGTAATTTAAGTTTTGTTGATGCTCCTAGTGGTGGTTTAGCTTATGTTGGTGGAGCATCAGTTGTAGCTACAAATACATCACAAGTAAATGTTGATAGTGTATTTTCTTCAACATATAGAAATTATAAAATTATTATTGAAGCTACATCAAATGCAAATACAGCAGATATAAGAATGAAATTAAGAGACGCATCTGGAGATATTACTGTTTCAAATGAATTTTATACTGTTTTGTTTGGTGGAGCTCAAAATGGTAATGTTCAAGCTGGAACACAAACTCAAGATAATTATTTTCGTTTATTTGAAAATACACCAAGTCAAGATAATACAGATTACCCAGCTTGTTGTTGTGAAATAACAATTTACGCTCCGTATGTATCTACTGACCACACACACATGACATTCATAGGAAGTTACAAACATAGTGGTGGAGAAGAAAGAACAAGATACGGAAGTTTATTAATGAAAGGTCAAAAAACAGTAACAGGATTAGCATTAGTTAGTTCAACTGGATTAATAAATGATGCACAAATAAAAGTTTATGGAATGGTAGATAGTTAAAATGGCTGAAGAAACTTACAAAATATACGACAATATAGTTGGTCTGCGAGATATGACAGACGAAGAAAAATCTATAAGAGATGCTGAACTTAAAGATTGGAATGATAATAAATCTAATAGGCAAATTTCTGAAATAAGAGAAATTAGATTACAAAAACTAATTGAAACAGATTATCTTGCTATGTCAGATAATGTTTTGAGTGATGATATGAAAAATTTTAGAAAAAAAATGAGAGATATACCACAAGATTATTCTGAAGCAGACTATGACGATTTACTTGCTAGAGATGAGCAAGGTAACTTAAAACATACAGTATGGAGTAAACCATGAGTCTTATTAAAGTAAAAGGAAGTTCTATTACAGGAGCTCTTGCGGCAGTAGATGGCTCGTCTCTAACTGGGATTAGTGCTGGTAAAATTTTAAGTGTGAATACAGCTCAAGTAACTGATAGTACAACTGGCAATAACAGTTCTTACGCTGAACATGATACTGATTTAAGAGTAAGTGTAACCCCTCAAAGCACTTCATCAAAATTTCTTATAACGTATCAAACAAAGTCAAGACAAACTGCAACAACTAGATTTACTTCAGTTAGAATTTATAAAAGTGTGGCTGGTGGTAGTTTTGCTGGAATAGAGCATGACAATCATGCTTTTACTGGTTTTAATGTAAGTATAGCTGATAGTCATATTCCTTTTATCGCTAAAGTTATTCACGCACCTAGTACAACATCAGCATTAATTTTTACTCCATATGTATTAGTTAATTCTGGTGATTGGGAGTTAGGCTCAAGAGCCGCACAACATCAAACAAATATGGTAGTTATGGAGTATGAATAATGATTAGATATTTAGATGCTATAGTTGCAATTAATCCTGATGCAAAAGTTATTATCAAAAATGAAGATTTAGAACAAATAAGATGGCTTGAGGGAACAACGCCAATATCAAAAGAAGATATAGAAACTAAATATAATGAATTGCAAACAGCATATAAAAATGACTATGCAAGAAAAAGAAAAGAAGAATATCCAAGTTTAGAGGATTGTATTCATGCAATTCTTGATGATGACTTAGATAATTTACAAGCATTAAGAAAAGCAGTTAAGGATAAATATCCAAAATGATTAATCCTAAATGTGATTGCGGAAAAGACGAGTGCGATTGTTCGTAGATGCAAAATTTTATAGCTTTAGTGCTTCTAACATTGTTAGTTGTTGCTTCCAAACCTGTTTTTTCAGATACAAATTCACAAACAAATCAATCTGGTAGTAACACAAATATTACAGGTGGTTACACAACAACAAACAACAACACATATCAATCTGGATCATCTAATGACACGACTTCTACAACTACTAATAACACTACGAACACTACAAGTAATAAGTCTACTGTACCACCTCCTAGTGCCAACTCGCCATCATATAGTTCTATGTCGCAAGATGTTTGTAGCATGGGCGTTAGTGGTAGTATTTCTACTAGCTTGGTTGGTGTTAGTGGGGGTAAACATTTTGTCGATCTAAATTGTGAACGTATAAAATTAGCCAAAGTCACAAAGGATTTTGGCATGTCCGTAGCAGCTGTATCAATATTGTGCCAGGATGAAAGAGTGTTTAGGGCCATGATGATTTCTAATACACCTTGCCCAGCACCAGGTGGTTTATTAGGTGACAAAGCCATAGAGTTTTGGGAAACCTATCCAGAATTAAGACCAGATTATGAATATTATATTACACAAAAAGATTACATTGATAAAATCAATGCTGATAAAGTTTGCACTAATTGTGATGTGCAACCTTTCAATATCAACATACACGATAGGTGAAACATTAACTACAGGTAACTTATTACCAAACGCAAACGATGGTGTAGATTGGGGATCTTCTCAAACTGACATGATTAATGATGGTGGTAGTGGCTTTGTTTCTAACGGATCTGTTGTAAATGGATTTACAATAACATGTCCTACATCACAAGCAAACTGTGGTTATAAATATAATGTTGGTGGTGATTTTGAAGTTACAGGTACAGCGACTGTAAGTGTTGATGATATATCATTAACTAGCAATTCTATAACACAACAAATGCTAGATAATGGAATAACATTAAACAGCAAAATAGATGTTGCTAATTGTGAAAGTGTACAAGGAAATTGTGAAAACAAAACAGGTGATGATGATTCACATACAACAACTGTAGATTTAAAAGATGATACTGGAAATATTTTAAGTACAGTATCACAAACAAGAACAACTATAACTGGATTTCAAGGTAATTGTAATGGTTATCCTGGAGTAAGTGGTGATGGCAGATCTATAGGATGTGGCCAATACACAGATACAATAATTTATAATGATATTGGCAGTAACAAAGTAGACTGGTCCTGGAGTGGTACAGACAGTCACGGATCTACATCTAGTAGAGGTGGTCCAAATCTTTTAGGTGCATCTTTAAATATGTCGTATTCTAATACTGAATACAATCCAATAGATAATAATATTGAAGAAGAAATAAACAATATAATTGTTGAGTATGAAGAACTACCACCAATAACAGAACTACCAATATTTGAAGATATAACCTGGGAAGATAATTTTATTTTTACTGATGAAATTATTGAAAATGATTTTACAATTATATCAGTTGATGATTTTGAAGAGCTTGAAACTTTTGAAGATTTTGAAGAACTAGAGATAGCTGAAGAATTTGAAACTATCTTTGAAGAAGAATTTTCAGATGAAGAAATGGAAATTTTAGAAGAGGAGTTTGCAGATGCATTTGATGAACTTACTGATGAAACCATGGATGATGTTGTTGAAGATAAGCCAACTGAAATGGTTGAAACAGAAACCAAAGAAGAGAGTTTTACGAAAAGTAAAAATGAAGAAAAAGAAATAGCAGAAGCTAAAGAAGAAGAAGAAATAAAAGGAGAAAACAATGAAACCATTGCAGAAGAAAAAACCGAAACCAAGAAAACCAAAGGGTTACTAGAAGAAGAAAAAGAAATAGAAGTTACAAAAACAGATGACAAAAAAATAAGTATAGATCTTATTGATAATGTTTCTGTTGAGGTAAATGAAATTTCTTTGTTTGATGATGGCAGTAAATTATCTGCTTATAATAATACAGATTTTTATCAGCCAGAAAATATTTATACAAATGTAGATAATACTTTGTTTATACAAGCAGATTTATCTATCTACAACAAAGGTATATATCTTAATATAGGTTTAGATAATTATATATCTACTGATCCTGTTGGTCAGCATGAGAAAAAAATATATGACCTTAAAGTACAAAAACTATCAATAATGATAGAGTTACAAAAACTAAAGGATTTATTATGATACAAAAACTAACTAACTATGCATCTATTATAGGTGTTATTGGTGCAATAGGTGGTGGATTTTACGCCTGGGGTGAGTTTAATACTAGACTTGATGCAATAGAAAACAAAGAGTTTGTTGTTAATGAAACTGTAGACCTTGCTCCAATAAATGAAAAGATTTCAGATCTAGAAGTAGAAATATTAGATCGTATGTCTGCACTAGAAGATGAGTGGATGGCAAGAGATAATGATTCTAATGATGATATATTAAATGATATTGCTGGTTTAAAATCAGATGTTGAAGATTTATTTGAAAAAGCATCTAAAGCTGATAGCCAATTACAACTAAATATTGTCGAGTTATCTGATAAAACTTTTAAAGAGTTTGGTAGAATTAAAGATTTAATTAGTGAACTTAACAAACTTATTGCGATTGCACAAAAAACATCTGAATTAAATAAAATATTAATTGATGAAATAAAAGCAGAAGCAAGTAACCCACTTGGATAATGATCAAAGTTTTTATGGCTATAATTATAACCTCTATGCCTGGTTGGGAATCAGTTAGATACCAAGGTTTTTTATATCCAGATTTACAAACTTGTGAAACATCAACTGAATTGTATGTACAAGAATATAAAAATTATGCACAAAGTAAAGGTAACACAGATGCATATTTTGAATCTATTTGTTTTGAAATAAGCTCGTACCCTATTGCAAAATATAATAATTTAAAGTTAGGAATATAATGTCAGATTGGGAAAAAGATGTTGCTGAACTTAAAACAGATATAAAATATTTGCGTGAGGACATACAGATTATGCAAAAACAAATAAGAGATTTAAATGTTTCTGCAAATACAGGCATGGGTTTTTTTAAAGGTATACTAATAATAGGATCTATATTAGCTGCTATTTATACCTGGTTAAGAATTGTAGATTAGTTTTGTCTTATTTTGGAAACCTACAAAAAATAAAAGTAGGATTAGCAAATGAATACATAGCTGCTGCATGGTTAACTAAAGAAAATTATACAGTTTACTGGAAAACACAAGACAATGATGTCATTGACCTGGTGGCTGTGCATAGAATAACAGGTGAAGTTTTAAAAATAGATGTGAAAACTGCATCTATACGCAAAACTTGGAAACCTGGTACAGTGATAGGTAGAAATTTATCTAAATATCAAAAACAGTTAGGAGTAAAAATTTTATATGTTTTTAAAAATGGAAGCTGCAAGTTTAAACCAGATAAAAGAAATGATAAAAAGACATGAGGGGTACAGGTTAGAGCCATATCGATGTACAATGAACAAACTCACTGGAGGATATGGCCATGTTATTTTGCCTGGTGAAGAAGTACCAACAACAAAAGATGGTTGGGAAAAAATATTTGATAAAGATTTTGATAACGCTGTAGAAGGTGCTGCACGAATATGTGATGGCATGAGTATGCCTGATAAAAAATTTGGCGTATGGGTTTCTATGGTGTTTCAGCTTGGAGAAAATGGCACATCCAAATTTAAAAAAGCCATTAGTGCTGCCAAGGAAAATAATTGGGATGAATGTGCAGATCAATTATTAGATTCCAGGTGGCATCAACAAACCCCACATCGTTGTGAGGAACTTGCGAATATCATTCGAGAGGAGAACTAAAATGGATAAAATAAAATATATATGGAATGGATTAACTAAAAGAGGAAAAATTTTAGCTAGTTCATTAATTATAATATTAGTATTAATAATAATTAGTTACTTATAATGTGGCAGTTATTAGCAAAACCACTTTTAAGTGTAGCATCTGATAGCGTAAAAGCATTTGCAAAAAACAAAGCAGCAAAAAACGAACTTAAATTAGAAGAAATAAAAGCATCTAAAAAAAGAATGGAGGACATTGCTGCTGGTAAAATCGCCTGGGAGCAATCAGCTGTAGACCAAATGCAAAACAGCTGGAAAGATGAATTTTGGACTCTTATCTTTGGAGCAATTTTGGCAGGATGCTTTCTGCCCTGGACACAAGATTATGTTGCAAAAGGTTTTATATTTTTAGATGAGCATACACCACAATGGTTTAGCACATGTTTAATAATTTGTATCAGTGCAAGTTTTGGAATTAAAACAGCTAAAGGAGCTATAGGTATCTTTGGCAAAAAGAAGTAAAAAAATTAAAATAAATGTACCTGGTCTTTGGTTTTTTTCTAAATCAAGAATTGAACAAGAAGAATATAAATTAAAAAATAAAGTTTCCTCCTGTATCAATCACACAGATCATCCGGTATTCTCAAAAGACCACATGAGGACCTGGATGTGTGGAAAGTGTTTTTTTAGCAAGTAAGTCTAAATAAACAAGCTCATAGAAGCTCACCAGCGACTTTGTAGCAAGTACGCTGTGTGATTGTACCCCCCTAATTTTTATAAAATTTACCTATTTTGTTACTTGCAGCTGTAAGTGACTTTACGTCTTTCCAGTTGTTTCCTCTTTCATAAAGCACTGTCATATGCTTTGAGCTATGATCTAGATGCGCCAGACTTGTGTTATCAAGGTCTAAATACTTTCTAAATTTAGCACCTAAACTTCTAAAATCATGTGTGCTTATGTTTCCATTCCATCCAGATTGTTTGAATAAATCTTTTATGTTTTGTAATATAATATGATACCAGGAATAATTACCATTAGCAGCTGGTAAAAATAAATCTCTTGGGTTGTGCCATTCTTTTATTTCTTGCAGCCAATCTAAAAATATTTTTGTGTATTCTTCTGATACAAACACAACATTAGCAAAACCTTTATTAGCAAAATCTGTTTCATAAACTCTTGGCAAGTATTCAACAACATTTGTTTTTACATCAATACTTTTATCAATAACAAAACCATTTATTTTTGTACTAAAATCATTTTTTTCTATTGGTATTATTCTACTTATTCTTTGATTTGTTTCCAACAATGTTCGTAAAGTTACAAAATAAAAATTATTTTTTTGTAATTTTGCACAATCTAATACTTTGTTAATTAGATCTATTGTTTCTTTTGGATTATCTGTTTTTAAAATATCCGGAACTTTTTTTATTCTTCTTTTGTATGCAGAATTAAATTCATTACGACTAACCTTTTTTGTAATGTACATTTGTACACCCATATTTTCTTGTGCAGCAACATTTAATATTGTACCAAGTTTTGACCAGCTACTTTTGTTTTGTCTTAATGATAATGTTGTCAAAAATTTTTTCTCCAGGGATGTAAGAAACTCTACTGATATGTTTTTTACAGGATAATCTTTTAACATAACTCCATTGTGTTTTATTTTTTTTATAATATCCCAGGCAAACCTACTGTCACGCAAAGTGTTTTCTTTAATTATATTTTTATCTCTCTTTGCAATTTGTATATTATCTTCTATTTGTGCAGCATCACTTAATACTGCATTTATAACTGTATAAATATTTGTATTTATTTTATTTATACACCTAACTCTTTTTTCATCAGCTTCTTGTTTTGTTTGTGCATATATTCTTTCAACAATTTTTTTTGCATTACTATCGTAAACATCAAAGTAATATTTATTTGTATTTTTTTTGTTTAATCTTTTTGCTGGTGTATTATTTATATTTCTTACAATAAATTTATTCATATATGCTGATATATACTAATAAAATTAGTATAAAAAGCTATATTTTATGTTAGTTTTGTGCCTTTTTTGTGGATTTTTATGTAATCTAGGCCATGTTCTGCACAAAATGGAAAGTTATCAACTATAGCATCTGCTTCTTTTTCACATGGATCTGCACTACACATAATTAATTTTTTTGTTAATGTTGTCATAACTCTTAATACTTCTTTGTGATCCTCTTTTCTTAAATCAGATTTTTTTTCAAGGTCTGGTAAGTATTTACCTTTAAGTTTCATGTTTTTGTTATTTCTTTTAATTTTTTTAAGTTGTCGTTTTCTTCTTTTAGTTTTTTGTTTTCTCGTCTTAGCTTCATATTTTCTTCAATTTTTTGTTCATACAAATCTAAAATAATTTGATTGTCTTTCATTATTTCATCTTTTGATTTTTTCTTAACTGTTTCATTGTTTTTTGTACCCATGTTTTGCTAAATCCAATCTTTTCAACTAAATGTTTTTCTGCTTTTTTATTTAATTCTTCGCAAAAATCGTTATGTTTTTTTTTTAATTTTTCAATATAGCTGCTACCCTGGTTTTTTACCACGACAGGATAACAGCTGTATGTTTTTTAACCAAAATTAAAATCCACATCATCATCTTCATTGGATTGTTTTTTTGGTGCTGGTCTATTTTTTTTGAAACCAACAGATTTTGTGTATCCAGATTCAAAATCTGCAATAGAAACTTGCAATACAGACTTTGCATTTTTGTTCTGTGTTGCCCAAACATTAAGATGCACTTTTGTACCAGCTTTAAATGTAACATCTTCTTTAATAGTAAATCCGCTTTTATCTTTATCATCAACAAATGTAAGCGATTCACCGAGAGGATATTTTTTTCCAGCACCTATATGTCTGTCCAAAACTTCTTTTAATTCTTTACCTGGATAAAGATATAAATTAAATTCTGTCATTTAATTCCTTTCTTTTTTTCTTTCAATATCTGTACAATTTCTTTTTTTGCTTCCCTATTTAAGTCATCGTACCACTCACTAAAAGGTTTTTTTCGCTCCTCAACACCAGCATCATCGGAAGCTTTGTCAATCTCGGCAGAGAAATGCTGTACTTGTTCAGCAAGTGACATAGACTTCCAATTAGCTGGTAACGAAGAAGTATAAGAGCTTTTACTATCAGACTTATTCTTTTTAGTAGATACTTCTTCTTCTTCAGCTGTTGCTTCCTCCTCAGCTGAAAACTTATCTTCGTAAAAATCACCATGTAATCCAGCAAGTTTTAGTATAGCTCTACCAACTGCCCTTTTTTCTGCCATAGCCACAGGATATTTATTAAATGTGTTATGTGGTGATGATTCTCCGTAAGTAATTACTTTTTTCTTATCAGTTTGTGCTTCGCACTTAACAACTGCTATCCTTTTTTCTGTGTTAATTTCTATAATATCTAACTTGTCTATGTAAACTTTTGCCTGTCTACCTATTTCTTCAACATACTTATATTTTAATACCCATGTACCTTGACAATCCCAAACAGTATCTTTTTTATCAACATTAAATTTATATTTATCTAACAGCTCTAATAATTGTTGGTCTGGTTTTTTTGCCATTATTTTTGTAACTCCAATGTAATTTTGTTAATTAATTTTTTCTGCAATTTTGTATATTTTGGCTGTTTACTTGCCCTTTTTTTACAATCTAATTTAGTTTTTTCTTCCCTGTCCATGTTTAACCATTGTTGTTTTGTACAAATAATTTTTTTGTAACTTATAAAATTTATATCCATATGTTTTCAATCTCCTGTTTTTCTTGTGTAGTAAAACTGTTCCAGTAAAACCCATTACGAAAGTCTAGCTGCACAAACCTGGTTACATCTTTTTTTGTCTTTGCGTTTTGTAATAAATTTTGTCTAACCATCTGTGTTTTTCTTGCTGTTTCAACAAGCGCATCCAGATATTCTTTTCTTAATTCATCACAATTATCTTTTGTAAAAATAACATAACCAGGACCATCTTTTACATTGTTGCCTGTAACATAAACAATTATTGGCTCTTTGTTTGTTGCTTTCCAATAAAAAGATAACTGTAATAAATGATCATGCATCGGTTTTTTTGGCAAACTATTTGATGCAAATAACATCTGTTTAGTTTTTGCAGATTTACCATTACGCCTAAACCATATTGTTTTAAATTCTACTACATGTGTTTGTGTTTGTATGTCTGTCTTGCCTACAGTAACAATATCAATACCTGGATATTGCCATTCAACATTATCTTCTGATGTAAGATTTTTGTGTTTTTCAATGCCAAAATCTTTAAGGGCCTGTATAGATCTTCTTATAGCTATTGGTGTTCTTTTTGTAACTTCTGCATAATGTTCCAGGTCATCACCAGAAAACATAATTTTTTTTTCATCTAAATATTCATCAGCTGTAAGTATAGATTCTTCTATTGTTTTGTTTTCAAATAAATATGCACCTAATCCATGTGCATATATTGTAACTTCTTCTTCTGTTGTTGGATGTATAAAAGTTCTGTTTTTATCTCCTTGCACAGCATTACCACCAATCATGTTAGGTGATTTAGGTCTGCTGTTTCTATATTTACGATCATTCAAAACGTAATGCCATATCCAATGGTCCATAGGTTTTGTAAATTGTGCTGGTGAGCTATGTTCCAGGCCATATTTTAGGTAATATTCTGGTATTACGCTATCCATCTAAACCTAATAGCATCTTGCCCTAAATATCGTCAAATGTTTTTTATACTTGTGAAACTATTTGTATAATGCTAGTTGCATTTAGCTTATGAATCTAAAAGATTGGTCAAAACAAAATGGTATCAAAACATTGTACGATTTGGCTGTACATTTAGGTGTTGATGGTACGAAAAACCCAGCTAGATTAGTCCATACCTGGATAAAAGGTATATCTATTCCTAGTAAAAAAAATATGCAAAAAATCATGGAAGCTACTGATGGTCAAGTCACACCAAACGATTTCTATACCAAGTAAGATAAAAATAGGATCAACGGACATATTTGTCCGTCTTTATGATGGTCTTGTAAATGTTGCTAATGATGAGGGTAGTTATGATGAAACAAAACAAACAATATTAATTGACAAAGAAATTGCACAACGATGTAATTCTTACAGCGTTTTAGTTCTAATGCATGAACTATCTCATGTAATATACAATCAACATCTTTTAAAAGACGCAACAGAAGAAGTTGTTGTTAATGCTTTTAGCCATAGTTTTACTGCTGTTGTAAAAGAAAATCCGGATTTGTTAGAGTGGATAAATAGATGCGTGAAATAAATTTTACTGATGATGAAATAATAAAACTAAAACAATTAATTAATACATTACATCCAAAACCACAATCCAGGTATAAAATAATTAGTTTAAATCGTATTGTTACAGCTGTTTGTGCTGCACATAACATTACCCAGGATGAATTATTTAGTCCAGATAGAAGAGAAAAATATATTGCAGCTAGGACAGATTATTCTCATTTATCGTATAAATTTATAACAAAAAATAAAACAAGAATAGCAAGATATATTAAAAGAAAACATAACATAGTGATAACTAATTGTTTGAAAAAAACACCAACACATCACATGCACAAAATTATAAACATTTTATTTTAATGTTGTTAGATAAATGGAAATTACTTGGTGTTGTAATGAGTAATCGTAAAGTACAACCATCAGCTGAAAGAGTTATGTATGCTTTGTTAAATCGTGAAAATAGCAAGACAAAAGCTCTTTTTCCTAGCCATGAACGATTAGCTCTTGATATAAACATGCATGTTAGATCTGTTCGTAGAGGGTTACAGGATCTTATTGATGAAGAATATATTAT